GCTGATTTAATGGAGTTACGAAATTACTCTATAGAAGTAAATAAAAAACTGGCAAAGAAATTTAATATTAATCAATCAACATCTATTACCTGTGTTAAACCATCTGGAACTGTATCACAATTAGTTGACGCAGCTTCTGGTATTCATACAAGGCATTCTAAATATTACATAAGAACCGTAAGGGCAGATAAGAAAGACCCATTATGTAAATTTATGATTGCGAAAGGATTTCCAAATGAAGATGAAATTAATAAACCTGAATATGTTTCTGTTTTTTCTTTTCCCGTTAAAACCCCTATTGGTGCAATTACCAGGAAAGAAATGTCAGCAATACAACAATTAGAAATTTGGAAATTGTATCAAGATTTTTGGTGCGAACATAAACCATCTATTACTGTTTCAGTAAGGGAAACTGAATGGATGATAGTTGGTGCCTGGGTCTTTGATAATTTTGATTCATTATCTGGTATTTCGTTTTTACCTTATTCAGAGCATTCATATAGACAAGCTCCATATCAAGAATGTGATGAAAAGGAATATAAAGAATTGATAAAACAGATGCCAAAAAATGTAGATTGGAAAGAATTGGAACAGTATGAAAAGGAGGATAATACAACGGGTAGTCAAGAATTTGCTTGCACAGGAAATGTTTGTGAGATAGTTGATACTGTGCAAGGAAATTAAATGTACGGATCAGAATGCCCGGGATGTGGTGCCTATTATACAATTAAATATGAAAAAGAAGGAGGGGTTCCACGATTTTGTCCTTTTTGTGGAGAAGTTTATTATAATGTTGATGAAGAAGAAAAAGACGAACGGAGTGACTATAATGACTTTGATGAACCGTTTGATGACGAATTGTACGAATAAATGGGAGAAGTAAAATGTCATTTGCAAATATAACACCAGCTCCAGGTTTTTACGAATGGTTGCCGATTGAATACAAAGACTTGGTTGATTATGGCCCCTATAAAGACCCCGAGAAACGCCCTAAAGTAACTGATATGGGGAAATTCAAAGAAATAATAGAAGAACATCCCATGTGTGCAGGTTGTGCGATGACTTTGTTTATTCGATTAGCAATGATTGGATTTCCCAATCCAGAACATACTATCATTGTTGGTACTGCCGGATGTGGTCGATTAGCAATTAGTCAGGCATCTATTCCATTTATCTATGGAAATTATGGTGATACTAATTCGACAGCTTCTGGATTGAAACGGGGATTAGAATGTCGATTTCCAAATCAACCTAAAGATGTTGTGGTCATGGCTGGTGATGGTGGATTGATAGATATTGGATTTCAAGGATTGATGCACAGTTGGTTTAGAAAGGAAAAATTTACTACCATTATGTTAGACAATGAGGTGTATGGTAATACAGGTGGTCAAGAAAGTGGAATGACCATGAAAGGGCAAATATTAAAGATGGCACCTCGAGGAAAAATTAATGAAAAAATTGATGCACTTAGTTTAGCAAAAGTTGCAGGAGTAGATTATATAGCAAGACTTGCACCAACAAATCCATCAAAAGTTGCAAGAACTATCAAACGAGCTGTATTGGTTGCAAGAGAGATTGGTCCTGCATATATTCAAGCATATACTTCATGTAACATAGAATATGCAATACCAACAGCAGAAGTTATGCAAGATGCTTTTGATATTGAAAAAGAAAGGTATGGTTTTGAAGAAATTGTGTCTGATCGTGCTAAAGAATATTTAGACAGTATCAGTAAGAAACCAAAGAAAAAAAGTGTCATCCAAAAGCAAAACTAAAGGAAATAATTTTGAAAGAGAAATATCAACCTATTTGAGTGAACTCTATGGATTATCTTTTCTTCGCGTACCTAATTCCGGGGCTTATGTTGGTGGTCTTAATGTTGAGAGAAAAGCCACTCTGGCTTCGGGACAAATAAAAACCTTTCGTGGTGATATAATACCACCTGATGAATTTACTATCGTCATAGAATGTAAAAACTATGCAGATTTTCCATTCCATAGTTTATTAAAAACAGACACTAATATTGCTTTACTTGATGGATGGATTAATGAGGTAGAGACAGATGCAGAGCACGATTTTTGGTTATTATTCTTTAAAATATCCAGAAAAGGTACATTTGTTTGTTGGAATAAGAAATATCTTAAACTTATTAATCCAAAAGTTAATTACTTAGATAAATATAGTATAACAGAAATTAATGAATTTTTTTCTTTGAATAGGTTTCATGTGGAGCAATACATGAGGACTATCAATTATGGAAAATAATCCAGAACGGCTGGAATTTCTTACAAATATTCCAATGTTAGTTGCAGCAACTCTTGCTGATGAAATCATAAATCAAACAAATTCAGTAGTTGATTGTTATGTGAAGATAGAAGAAATAGATAGAGAAAAATTGGGCAAAAATCATTTTTTAGTGCATAATGGAACAAAATTTACTATTATTTCTAATCCAGCTCATATTAACTATTCGGAGGACAAAAAATTTATTAGAGGGATAATTAATGGATGTGAAATTTACGCATCTATCATAAAAGAATAAGGATAAAAAGTTATGACCATTCTAAAGCATTTGGTAATGGTCTTTGTTACTAGTTTTACTTTTATATGTTCTGTTTTTGCTAGTGATTTTGCAAAGTTTGAAATCTATAATAATTTTGATTGGTCTGACACATTTTATACAGTAAAAGAAAAATTATTAAGAACGATTATTAAAAAAGAAGACTTAATTGAAGAAGATCGTGCTTCAAAAGGCAGTTTAATACATTCTTGGACTGAATGGTTACATTTTGCAGATAAACGAAAATTTAGAACAACTTTTCATTTTGATATTGACAGTCGATTAGATTCAGTTCAATTATTTGTGGACCCAGCTCACCGAGAATTACTCACATTTAAAGACATAGAGTTTATATTACTTACATTGGAAAGTAAGTATGGACGAACTTATTCAGTCGAAAGAGTACCGGATATTCAAGCTGCTGGTGGTGAAGTTATACATTTAATATGGGGAGAAACATCATTACATGGAATGATTTTTCTATCTCTAAATAAGTATTGTCCAAGAAACAAATGTCTTGGTTTTTCACCTGTAACGGTAGTTTTTAATAAACCCAATTCTATTTTATTTGTAAAGGATGATTTTATGAATACAATAACTAATGAAAAAGGACAAACTTTTAAAACCTATTTAGAAGAGGAGAATGAAAAACTGCATAAGAGACTAGTCTATACAGAAAAACATAATATAGAACTGGAAATGGAAGTCGCATTATTGAAGGAGGAAATAGAACAATTACTGGAGATGGGGGCGTAAGCCCCCATTTTTATATGGATTTACGTCTAACTTATTGTTTTTAAAGGGTTTTTAGAGATAAAATAAATTTGACAATGGTATTCATATTTGCTATAATATATAATATAATGATTTGATAAAATGGAGAAATATATTATGAAAATCAAAGATAGAAAATTGTGGGGTGACGAACCAGAGCTTAACTCAAATCTTAATGTTGCGATGAATTGGTATAATGCTTGTTTAGATAGTAAAGAGTTGAAAAAGTGTTTAGTGGATTATGTAAAGAAAAACAAAAAAGAATTAACTGATAAAGTGAAAGGTCAAAAAGATTATAATATTCGTACTATGGGAATGTTGGCACGAATGTTAGACCGGGGTTGGGAATCAGATACTATTATTAATCGTAAACCAGACCCAAGAAATTATACTACTTTGATTGAATGTTTAAATTATAAATTGTCTAAATTACCAGAACCGATTGTTAAGATTGTTGAACCCAAATCAATGAAACCAAAAGTTTCCATTCAGCAACGGATGGAAGAAAAACTTTATGATTACATTGGTCATATCGAAGGAGAAATTGATGACTTTATTAAAAATAAATTTTCTTCTAAATTTAAGATGGAAACTTATATACTTGAAGAAAATATTCCAGCTGCAACAATTAAGAAACTGGAAGCGTTTTACACCAAATTGTATGATGAGTTGAATGAAGTAACGTATGGTGAGCGTGATAAAAAAGATATTGATCCTCAATTAGTGGAAGCATGGGGTCATTTGTCACGAGCTGAGAAAAAGAAGTTTTTTAAGTTTGCACAATCTATTGTTGATGATTGTAAACTTGGTTATACTTCAAAGAAAGCATCTCGCAAGACGCGAACAAAGAAAGAAAAGTCTGCTGAAAAGATTATTGCAAAGATAAAGTATTTAGCAGAAGATAAAGATTATAATGTTCAATCAATCCATCCGAAAACAATACTCGGAGCTCAAGAGTTGTGGGTTTGGAATAGTAAGAAAAAGAGATATGGAGTTTATTATTCTCAAAGTCCTCGAGGATTGGAAATCAAAGGAACCACATTACAAAATTTTGATACAACAAAAAGTATTCAAAAACGTATTCGTGACCCAAAAGCTCTTTGGAAGAAAATCAAAGACGGTGGAAAACGAGTACTAAAGAACTGCTTGAAAGATAGCAGCACCAAAGAGAAGGTTCTTAATGGTAGATTAAATGAGAACACTCTTTTGATAAAAGCCTTTTAGGGGAATGATGCAGGTGTCATCATTTTATTATTTTATATTAATATAAGGAGAATTATCTATGGCAGTGAAGAACGGTACCCCGAAGATGGGTCAACGTAATGCTCGACCTATCACCCGTGTTGAGAACGAACTTACTGGTATTCCTCGAACGGTATCTATGTATACTGAGCGGGCTAGTGGTGATGTTAAGTTCTTGAACAATTATGGTAAGACTTATTGGTTTGAAACGAAAGCCAAGAAGGCAAAAGCAATCAAGCAACTGAATAAGTTCTGGAATGCTTAATATTAACATTTAGTTAGTCCCCCTCCCCCGAAGGGGTGTCATTATGAAAGAAAAATTTATTTTAGCACACATGGAAGTTGCAAAAACATATTCTATGTTGTCCGCAGCTTCAAGAGCTAAAGTAGGTTGTATCATTGTTAAGAATGATAGAATCATTTCGATTGGTTATAATGGCACCCCTAGCGGATGGGAGAATACTTGTGAAGTAGATGATAAAACTTTGCCTGAAGTTCTTCACGCAGAAGCAAATGCAATAACTAAGTTAGCTCAAAGTACGGAATCTGGTAAAGATTCTTTTTTATTTACTACTCACGCACCATGTTTAGATTGTGCTAAACTTATATATCAAACTGGAATCCAAGCAGTATATTATCTGTTTGAATACAAATATCCAGATGGAGTTCGTTTTTTGAAAAGATGTAATATCTTAGTGCAGCCAATTCATGTCAAAGCTTGGAAGGAGTCAGAATGGTATATGACAGGGAAACGATATTATCAACATTACGAACATATGCAACAAGATGTCATTATGTCAAAGAAAACGGAGAAGAACGAACATATCTCCTAACTGGACATCCTTTGGGACAACGTGATAAATTTCATGTTCCAGAAGAAAAAGATAGAGTCACAGTTTGGGATGCAAAAAAACATAAATGGAGATACCTCAGACCGGAGGGTGTTCAAGGATTAAATACTTCTTTATAAGAGAATAAATTATGATTTTATTAGATTGGTCAAATGTAATGATTGGGAATATTATGATTTCTCAGAAATATAATAAGGACCTGGATGAAGGTCTTATTAGACATCTGGTATTAAATAATATTCGTAATTATCGAAAGAAATTCAGTAAAAAATATGGTGAATTGGTAATATGTACTGATACACATTCATCATGGAGAAAAGAAGCATTTCCAGAATACAAGGCGTCAAGGAAAGCTGCAAGAGAAGAATCTACAACTGATTGGGTTTCATTATTTGAAATTATCAATAAGATTACAGATGAAATCCGTGCAATTTTTCCATATAAAATCATTCAAGTCCCTCACGCGGAGGCAGATGACGTTATTGGAGCTCTTGTATATAATAAATATGAAGATGAGAATATTTTGATAATTTCGTCAGATAAAGACTTTATTCAGCTACAGATACAGAAAAATGTCAAACAATTCAGTCCGAGACAACAGAAATTGTTGAATGGAGTGAAACCCATTCCTTATATTAAAGAACATATTATTAAGGGAGATACGGGAGATGGCATCCCAAATATCCTTTCAGATGATGATGCTCTTATAAATAAAGATAAGAGACAGAAACCACTTTCTAAGAAGAAAATCCAGAATTGGTTGACTAAAACCAGACCAGAGGATTTTGGGGTTGATGAACAAATTGTTAAGAATTATAAGAGAAATCAACTCTTGATTGATTTATCATATACTCCGAAAGAATTGAAAGATCAGATTTTGGAAATTTATAGAACTCAAAAAGTGGCATCTGGACGAGAAATTTTGAATTATTTTATGAAAAATGATTTGAAATTATTAATGGAACATTTAGATGAATTTAGTTAGGAGAAATTATGAATCTGAAATTTGTATCTGAAATATTTGAGGCGTTTAATCAAAGTAAGACCAAGAAAGAGCGAGTAGCAATTTTGGATGAATATTCGACACATCCAACTTTTCCCTGGGTTATTGATTTTATATTTAATGAAAAGTGGGAATTTAATGTTACGAAACCATTGCCGAATTATAAACCTGATGATTCACCACTTGGATTATCACCAAGTACTTTACATGAACAAATGAAAAGTATTTATTTATTATTGAAAGGTCATCCACAAGGAGAAGAATTGACCGATGAAAAACGAAAGAATCTTTTAATTCAGATGTGTGAATGTATTCATCCAGCTGAAGCTGAAGTTTTACGGTCAATGGTAAAGAAACAATCTCCAGTTAAGTTTTTGACCAAAGCTCTGGTTGAAGAAGTTTATCCAAAGATGTTTGGAACATCTAAACAAGAGGAAACAGCAAGTGTCTAATAAAACTAGTGTATATAAAAATGATGAAAATTATATCATTGGTGCAAAAATTATTGGAGCCTTGAGTAAAAAATATATTAAAGTATTGCATGAAGGTCAAGTCATGCAATTAAAATGGGATGAAACTGCTGACCGCTATCAAGCTGATTTTTTTGGTGATTTATATTATTCTAATTTTGAAGTGAAGGAGAATTTAGTTGATGCAATTCATGTTGGAGATTTTGGAACAGCAGAACAATCTATCGAGCTTACAACAGCAAAGAGAAGGAAATCGGGTCGGCCTGCTGCGTCGGTATTTTATACAAAAAGATAATTCAAATATAGGAGGAAAAAGTTATGCCCTCTAATAGAGAATATTTTTTAAAATCTTTTGCAAGAGTACAAGAAACCGAAGGATCATATAGACCTACTAAATATGCTGTGACTAGGTGGTTTAATATTTTAAATGAATGTTTGTTTAGAAGTTATTTGCCCCCATTTAGAGATATTAGAATAAAAAGAATGGCACGAGCATGGGGTGAATGTGAAGGACATGATGATGGAAGTTCAAGTGTATCTCTTAATTCATGGTTTCCAAAGAAATCAGAATTTATTGAAACACTAGGACATGAAATGGTTCATCATTATCAATGGGTGAAAGGATTTCAAATGAATCATCAAGATTCATTTCATGCCTGGCGACCAAAATTTAAAAGATTTAATATGAATTTAACGAGATGATTTATGCCAATTTATGAATATGAATGTACTGATTGTAATGAAGTATTTGAGTCAATGCAAACTATGGAGATGCGAAATGCTCCAGTATATGAGCCATGTCCAAAGTGTAGTAAAGAAGGATTTATTGAAAAGTATGTTGGAAAACCATTAGTAGCTGAAAGAAATCGTTTAATGGGAATTGGTAAAAAACTACCACAAGATTTTCGTGATAGAATGAAAACCATTTCAAAGAATCATCCAGGTAATAGTTTAAAATTGAGGTGAATGATGCCCGACGGTAATATTACTGAAAAGATTAGTAAAAATTTCTCAATGAGAGAAATGACGAAAAGTAGATTAGCAATTCGTTATAAAATTAAGAATCAACCAAACGAAGAACAAAGACAATGTTTATATGACTTAGTTCTTAAGGTATTGCAACCACTGCGAGACGCATTTGGTTGTCCAGTTGCCATTAATTCTGGATTTCGTTGTTTGGAATTGAATAGAAAGTTGGGGTCTAAAGATACGTCACAGCATGTCTTGGGACAAGCTGCAGATATAGAAGTTCCAGGAAGAGATAACCATGATACAGCAACATGGATTTCTCAAAATTTAAATTTTGATAAGTTAATATTGGAACATTACCATGAGGCGTCTCCGAGGTCAGGATGGATTCATGTATCATATAACAATAAACAATGTCGTAGAGAAATGCTTACGATTAATCAACGAGGAATATTTTCAGGACTATTGTTGTACTAATGAAAACTAATTTAAAAATTCTATTAATGTTTGCAGTTGGGTGTTTAATAACTGTACTTTTGATGTCTCGCGCTGAAGGCAATGGAACATTAAAGACAGAAAAGAATACTGATGGCATTACTATTAAAGATTTCAGACCGGATTATTTAATTCATAAATTAACAGAGAAATCTTTTTTTGTTACAGTATATTCCGCAGATGTCAAACGAAGTAAAAGTATAACAAATTTAATTGTAGAAAGTTTTACTGCATTTAAAAAGAAATATCCAGACTTAACAATTAATAATATTGTTCCAGTAACAGAAAATTGGGGGTATGGAGCCATGGTTATTGGGTTCCTTGTAACAGTTAAATGAAATTTCTATACTTCTTTGCAAAGCGATTTATCGCTGGTCAAGATGTAATTGAAATGCTAAAGAATATAAGATATATTGGTAATGTAACAATTAATTATGTTGGTGAATCTTGCACAAAAATAAAAAAGATTCTAAAAAATATTGATGAATATGAAAAATTGATATACCATCTCAAACGAGGTGGAGGAAGAAAAAGGCCATACGAAATATCTATCAAGTTAAGTCAATTCGGCAACACCAAAAAAGATTGGACAATTGCTATTGATAGATTACTAAAAGCAATTGACGATACGCCCATCACACTCAAGATGGATATGGAGTGTTCCTCTATGATAGAAGGGACACTTGAAATTGCAAAATATTATGGAGGAAAAGTTGGAGTAGTATTACAAGCTAATATGAGAAGGTCTAAAGATGACCTACCAGAAATGTTGAAACGTGACATTCCAGTTAGAATATGTAAAGGTGCTTATACGGGTGATTTTAAAAAAGAAGATGACATTAGAAAAGCATATATAGAGTTAGCGAGTAGAGCAATTCAATATCCACTTGTACCAGCCAAACACATTGCATTTGCAACACATGATGAATATTTGATTGATATAATAAAGAGTTTTAATTGTAAAGAAGATTATTATTTTGAAATGTTATATGGTATCCGCAGAGATTTAATGCAAGAATTACATATTAAAGATTATAATGTACGCACTTATGTTCCATATGGTGAACGGTGGTTTCCATACGTTTGTCGAAGATTGATGGAATTTAAGAATATGAAATTTATTATTAGTAATATAATTCGGGAGAAGTTAAATGAGTTGCGGGGATCCTACAGAGGGGTGGGAAATTGATTTATCAAATTTTCAAAATAAATCCCCATATTTTATAGTTGCGTTAGAAGAATGTCCTAAATGCAAAAATCGTAACGGATATGAATTTAACCAGGCCTCATATAGTGTGAGTGCAGGTAAAGATATTATTCATAACTGTCTTATTTGTGATTATAAATGGGAAGGTAGGAGACCGTATCCGATTCAATTAGAACTATGGTAGTAAGACGATTGTTTGAAGCACAGCTGGACGTGGGTTCGATTCCCACTACCTCCACCAATAACGAATATTACAAAGAACATGGGGGTAACTTGGTATCGACAGGGTGATGGAGAATGATTTGACTACCTGATGTTGGACAGGCATCATTAAATAGGTCCAAACAACAAATGCTAACGATTACGAATTAGCAATGGCAGCATAGTCTGCCGGGGTGTTGGTCATAGCCTGGCAACAGAATTGACAAGTCGTAGGGGTCTTTCCAAGACCCCTACGCACCAAAATACTTAATTTTCAAGTGAAATGGAGAAAATCATATCAAAAAAAATCAAACCCTTTATTTACCAGTATTTACAAGCACCATAAACCCTTATAAAATAAGGGTTTAATTTTTTGGAATATAAACCCTTATAAAACAATGACTTAGAGAACGCTGTTTTTTCTTGACAGATACGCCAAAAACGTGCTATAATATATGTATGTTAATGAGAAATAATAATAATTTAAATTATGAGGTTCAAAAAATGATGTTATTAGACAAATACATTTCACCAAAAAATGAAGCTTCTTGTTTCAAGAGTATTCCGATGTCTTTACGATATTCGGATGAAGTTAGAAATCTTATGATGACTAAAAAATTATATATTAGATATAGGGGCGCATCTTGTAATGGTTATAAAAGAAATCCATACCATTGTTTGAAGCAGTATGCTACTTCTTTCGCAATCTATCCACGATCAATCTATTCACGCTATTCACGATAAGGAGATTATATAATGAATTTAACTGAACAAGAAATTAAGAAATTAAAAAAAGAAGGCAAGTGGACAGTTTTACCAACAAGAAAAGCAAAGGGGTCTCGGTCACCATTTTGTACCAGACATCCAATTGCTAAACGTGTTAGACGTGGCCCATCTCGGGCATAACTTTGATAAGGAGATTATATAATGGAATATTGTGACTTAGATGACATTCAAGAATTATTAACACATAATGAAGCATATATGACTTTTATCATAGAGCATGGTTTAGAAAATGATTTGGGTTGGACAATTTTTGAACCAGAAGAAAATTCTTGTCTTTTGAATTGAGGTGATTATGGCAAAGTGTGTTGGATGTTTTAATGAGTATAGTGAGCAACGAAAGCAACTTGGTTACTTGACTTGTTTATCTTGTGGAGAAAAAGATGCTCGGCATGATACGATAATGAAAAGTAAACGGGTTGCTCCAGCTTTTAATAAGGGTGGGTATCAGTATATCCATTCAACTAATGAATTGACTTCTATAGGGAGAAAATTATGAAAGAGTATATTTACGAAATGCCACGGGACGATTATGATAATATGTTTTCAGACAAAGCTGGCAATCCAACGGTCGGAGAACAATATTTTTACGGATATGATACAAGTAAAGATACCGTTCAAGTTGTAATTCCAGAAAAATTAAAACAAAAAATGATGACTAAATATTTTAATAAAGTGAATCCGAGGCCTGTTCTAGTGGACGTATTTAATTATACTGATACAGATATTGATGATGATACACCAGAATGGAATGATGTTGATTCATATACTTTACATATATAAGGAGAAATTATGTTACGCAAAATTGGAGATGTTTTAGGAGTTATTGTTTGTGGATTGTTCTTTTATATTTTTATGGTCTTGGGCCTATCTTTGTGAGGAGAAAATGAAAAAGCAAAATTCAAATTGGAGTAAGAAGCAACACAATCGCAATGAAGTTAAGAAACAAAAACGAAATGCAAAGCGGCGTCTCTTGAATATACAAGCAAGAGAACGTCGCATGTCTTTAAAAAAGGCGAAGAAGAAATTGCGAACACAAACAGATTGGAATACTCAAAAAATTGTTGCAGGTGATAAGACAGCAATAACAGAGGAGTAAAATCATGTCTAACAAAGTAATAGACTTTATCAAGGGCATTATTGTTGGTTCAGCTATTTGTTCATCTATTCTTTTTTATTGTTATATGGATGATTACAAAAAACAATTATATGCAAAACCAACAGAGGTGACATGGCCTGAAAAGACTTTACCTGAACCTGAACTTCATTATTATGAGATTCCACAAGCATTACCAATAATTAGAAAAACTAATTATAATGATGAAAACAGAAAATGTTTGGCATTGAATGTTTATTTTGAATCTCGCAATCAACCTGTCCGTGGTCAATTCGGTGTTGCTTATGTAACATTGAATAGAGTACATGATACACGATTTCCAGATACTATATGTGGAGTTGTTAAACAGGGTAAATATAAAGGAGGTCAAGTAAAACGCGATCAATGTCAATTTTCTTTTTGGTGTGATGGTTTAGATGACACACCTAAACACGTTATTGCATGGGATAATGCAAAAACGATTGCAAACCATGCACTTGACAATTATAGTAAGACGTATCAAGACGTAACTCATGGGGCAACATATTACCATGCAACGTATGTTAATCCTGATTGGTCACGTTTTAATCTTGAACATGCTGTTACGATTGGAAATCATATCTTTTACAGGACTAAAAAATGAGTAATGGAACTACTAATGGAAACGGAAAAGAGCTTGCAAAAGATTTAGAAGAAGCTGGATTGTATATTCTCATGGAAGATATTTCAATGTCCTCTTGTAAAGATGTAATTCGGTTTATTGTTGAAAAAAACTTGGAAGTAAAATCAAGTCAGGCACTTAAACTTATTATTTCATCAAATGGAGGTGACTTATCAGCAGCGTTTGCATTAATTGATACAATCAAGGGAAGTAAAATTCCAATTCATACGGTTGGTCTTGGTGTTATTGCATCAGCTGGATTACTTATTTTTATTTCTGGTGAGCCAGGGAAACGTGTATTAACACCAAACACCTCAATATTATCTCATCAATATACTTGGGGGACATACGGAAAAGAACATGAATTATTTTCTGTGCAACGTGAATTTGAACTTACTACGGAACGAATGTTAGACCATTACAAAAAATGTACTGGTATGACAGAGAATGATATTAGAAAAACATTATTGCCTCCACAAGACGTATGGTTATCTGCGAAAGAAGCCAAAAAATACGGATTGTGTGATACAATAAAAACAATTTACTAG